AGATGTCATTAATGGAATCGACGGCTTAAGTCAGTTTTTCCAGAAGTACGGATACGAAGAGGTTAGCAAAGCCCTAGACTGTAAGTATGAACTTTAGGAGATGAGAAGATGATATTTACACCACATGCATACCAGCAGCACTGCATTGAGAAGATCCATGAGATTAAAAAAATCGGACTCTTTCTTGATATGGGGTTAGGGAAAACAGTTACTACACTCACAGCCATTAAGGATCTAAAATATAACCGCTTTCAAGTTCGAAAGGTTCTAGTGATTGCCCCGAAGAAGGTAGCGGAAGGAACCTGGACAAAAGAAAAGGATAAATGGGACCATACAAAAATGCTTCGGGTTTCTCCTGTACTGGGAAGCCTGTCCAAACGAATCCGGGCGCTGAATACCCCTGCAGATATTTATATTATCAATCGGGAAAATGTTGTGTGGCTGGTAGACTACTACCGGAATGCGTGGCCGTTTGACATGGTGGTGGTTGATGAGTCCAGCAGTTTTAAAAGCCATACGGCAAAGAGGTTCAAAGCTCTTGCCAGTATGGGGGGACACATTGATCGGTTGATAGAACTTACCGGAACCCCTTCCCCCAATGGATTAAATGATCTTTGGTCCCAGGTATTCCTTTTAGATGGGGGAGAACGTTTGGGAAAAAAGTATACCCAGTTTCGGGAACGTTACTTTGATCCGGGAGATCGGGGAAACAATGTGATTTACAACTACAAAGTTAAACCAGGAAGTGAAGGAAGTATTCTGGAAAAGATATCGGATATTTGTATCAGCATGAAGTCAGAGGATTACTTACAGCTTCCGGACGTTACATACAACCAGATTCCGGTTATCTTGGATCCGAAGTCCAGTAAAGCCTATTATGACCTGGAAGCAAAAATGGTTCTGGCGCTTCCGGAGGCGGAAGAAGAAATAAGCGTTACCAGTGCAGCTGCCTTAAGCAATAAGCTGTTACAGCTTGCAAACGGTGCTTTATATGACGAGGATCACAACGTCCATGAAATACATAACTGCAAAATTGAAGCCTTTATGGAGCTGATCGAATCCCTTCAGGGCAAACCTGCATTAGTCTTTTACAATTATCAGCATGACAGGGACAGGATATTAAAAGCCTTAAAGGATTCCGGATTAAGGGTGAGGGAACTTAAGACCACGCAGGATGAGGACGACTGGAACAACCGAGAAATTGATATCCTGCTAACACACCCCGCCAGCAGCGCTTACGGCCTAAACCTTCAGCAAGGCGGAAACCATGTGATCTGGTTTGGTCTTAACTGGAATTACGAACTGTACACCCAGGCAAATAAAAGGCTACATCGCCAGGGACAAAAAGAAAAGGTAATTATACACCACTTGGTATGCAGTGGAACCCGGGACGAGGATGTCATGCAGGCTCTTGATCGAAAGGACGATGTTCAGAACTGGGTTATGGAGAGCTTGAAAGCCAGGATAAGGAGGATAAAAGATGGCAGATCAGAATGAAATGGATAAAATCGTCACTCCTATGATAGAGCATGTATGTGATCACCTGTGCCGGTTTCCTTGGGAGATCGAACGCAAGGAGGATCTGGAGGATATTTGTGCCGAGTGCAAGATGGATCAATATACAAACCTTATTCTGAATACATATGATCGTGTGAGTGATCCAGAGAAAAACATATTGCATAGAAAGGCTGCACGCGAGAACATGGTGGCTGACTGGAAGTGGCATTTGACGGAACGGTTTAGCCGGGTGAATTAGAATTTCCCAGAGGAGGGGATACATTGAGAAAATCATCAAAAGACTGCAGAGCAGACAGAGCCAGCGTAAACAGTCGAATACAGGCTGAGGCGGATGCAGCTATAAAGGCACCGCCGGTAATGAGTTTTAGTGCGCAGATGCCAGCTTATGCATATACAAGCCTATGTCCGGATCCGAAGCGTAGGAAAACGCTAAGGAAGAAGGTGCAGCATGAAGCTTGAAGAAAAACAGATAGTCACTGTCCAGGTTTATCCAGGGAGGAAGTTTGGGACCATGATCGGAAGTAATGACGGCTTGATCGGGATCCTGTTAAACAGTGGTGAGTACATAGACATTCCCCAGGAGCGGGTGAGAATTGTATCGGTGGAGGTGGAGAAAGATGGAAAAGACAAGGTTTAGTGTTATCCGGAAGAGGTGTCCGTACTGCGGGAAGACTTATCCCTCTTATTCGAAAAGGACAAGCTGCAGCTGCAAGGATCACGGGAGATTGTTTGCGGTAGGAAGTTTGTACCAGCCGAAGAAGGGAGGCGGCGTAGTTGACACCTGAAATAGTATTTGCGGTATATGATAAAGGCAATCTGATAGGTGAGCATACTTCTAAGGAGTGGGAGAAACTGCTTTCTATTCCCCGGCAGGCCATAAGAGATTACGCCCGTGAGGGAAGAATCTACGGAAAACGGTATAAATTCAAGATAGTGGGAACGATTACAACCGAGAAGCCAGAGTCCGAGCAGAAAGATCCAGGCATTACAATGCGTGAACTGGCAGAGTTTAAGCGGTCTGTGAAAGTAGGGGACAAGTTCACTTACAAGAGTTACAGGAAAGACTTCGTCCGTGGAGTACGGATTGATTTGGAAAAGATGATTGTGGTCAGGAAGTTTCCTCACCTCGTTCAGGTGGCAAGTATTGTAGATCCGAGGAAGACTGCAACCATAACTTATGTAGAGCTGTATAAGCAGAAAAAGAACAGAACAAAGAAGAAATTGACAGCAGGGAGGTGATTGTTTGGAGAAAGAAGCAGCGGAGTTATTAGTCAGAACGGCAGCACTGGAAGCTGTCAGGGAGTTTGAGAAGTCCCAGAAGAAAAATAGAAAGGTCAAAGTGTTCCAGAATGCCAAGAAGCTTATGGAGAACTATAACCGGATATGCAAGAGTGTCCAGCAAGGTGTTTCAGAGCTGTCAGATGTGGACGACGGAGAAGAACTGGAGGAGTTATCAGCAGAGGATATTTACATAAACAGCATCATAAAAAGCAAACTGCGGAGCATTGTCATGATCGCGCATATTGATAAGTGCCTGGGTCTTCTCGAAGAAGAGATGATCAGGAAGGAGACCCCATGGAAGTATGAGGCTTTCAAGTGTTACTATCTTGTCGGAATGACTTATGAGAGTATCGCAGAGACTTTAGATAGTTGCGTGGATAGGACTGTTAGGCGATGGGTTTCCGAGTTGACGGTGATTTTAAGCATATATCTGTTTGGGGCGGATGCCATTGTATTGGATTAAGGGACTTGACAAAGAGTGTCCGAAGCGTGTCCTTGCGATATCCATATAGCGGATTTATAATTGTAATATCCAAAATTGTATAAATTTGGTAATCCCCCTACGGTTGCCGGGTGTAACAGCCCGGTGACTGATTCAACAAATAGGTTTCAGCGTGCATGGGAAGCTGAATTAAAAGTGGTCAATCTGATAAGGGTATCAGGGTGTAAAACAGCCTATAAAGATTCATAATTACTTATTCTCCTAAGAAACACCTGTCTTGGTAAAGCCTTGATGGGTGTTCTCTTTTGCAACCAACTTTTATGATACAAATATGATAAACTAATCTTGTATAATCTGTAGCCTAAAGGTTAATAATGAAAAGGTGTGTAAAAAATGTGTATTCCTATTGACAAATACACAAAAAATGTGTATAATATAATTGTAAGGAGGATACACATGAAACAAAGAGACCTAATTAAGAAGCTTGAAGAAGCGGGGTTTCGTTTCAAGGAACATGGTGGCAACCACGATACTTATAAACGGGGAAGCGATACAGAGCAGGTTCCAAGGCACACAGAAATAAACGAAATCACAGCAAAGAGGATACTAAAAAAATGGGGATTGAAATAATCCCCAGTATCTCTTTTCTGTTTATCATAAAGGAGGGAGAACTAATGAAACAGGCTTATCCTACATTTATAGCTTTACATGGATCAGATTATTTAGTATATGTTCCAGATCTGGATATATATACAGAGGGACGAAGCGTTACAGATGCAATTGATATGGCTCGAGATGCTATTGGACTAAAAGGAATTGATTTAGAAGATGATGGAAGAGTAATACCTGAACCATCTGATTATCAGGATGTAATCTCAAAAGCAAAAGAGGATACAGAAGACTTTGACTATACCAGCGGAATATTAACAATGGTTGATGTGGATTTTGCAGAGTATAGGAGAAAAATGGATAATAGAATGGTGAGGAGAAATGTAACGTTACCGAACTGGTTGAACGTGGAGGCAGAGAGAATGGATTTGAATGTTTCCAAGGTATTGCAGGAAGCATTATTATCAAGAGTAAAACAGTAGTTTTATTTTTTTTTCACACTCAAATAAGTATGTATTAAAACTAAGCGAACACATGTACAAAAAGAGGCGGCTCAACCCCGTCTCTTTTTGGTTATAAAAATTAGCCAGATTGGAAGGTGAGGTGAGACTGATGGCATTAACCAAGAAACAAAAACTATTTATCGAGGAATACTTAATTGATCTTAATGCCACACAGGCAGCCATAAGAGCAGGATATTCTTCTGATACGGCAAAAGAGATAGGTTGTGAGAACTTAACAAAACCTAACATTCGCACGCATATTGACAAAGCTCTTGCAGAGAGATCCCGGCGAACTGGTGTAACAGCTGATCGGGTGGTTCAGGAGCTTGCAAAGATTGCTTTTATCAATGCCACCGATGTCATTGATCCCAAGACCGCAACTGTCAAAGAAGATGCCCTTCCGGAAGATACGGCGGCGATTCTTTCTGTGAAGGTTAAAACCTTTGGAGAAGACGGACTTGAACGAGAAATCAAGATGGCTGATAAGATTAAGGCTCTGGAGCTCCTTGGCAAGCACATGGGCATGTTCAAGGAAAAGGTGGACGTAAATATTCAGACTTCCGAGAAACTTGATGATATCATGTCTCAGATGGGCGGTGAGGGGCTTGAAGAGTAGCAGCTTCCCTTTATCCCAGAAATACCTTGATTTCATAAACTCGGTAGACAGAGTGGATGCAGACTTTCTTGAGGGAACTACAGCAAGTGGAAAAACTACGGTAGGAGCTGGCGTTAAGTTCATGCGAATGGTCAGCCGGAGCAGTAAGAAGCTGCATATCATTGCATCAAAGACAACCGGTACTGCCGAGAAGAATGTCATTCAGCAGGATAATGGGATCCTGGATATCCACCCCAATGCCAGGTATTATGGGAACGGGGATAAAGATTATAAAATCCCGCACATTGTGTTTGAGGGAAAGATCATATTTGTTCTGGGCTATGACAACCGGGATAAATGGGAGCTGGTCCTTGGTTCTCAGTTTGGCTGCGTATACATTGATGAGATCAACACTGCCAATATTGATTTTGTCAGAGAGATTTCCACCAGAAATGATTATCTCATGGCAACGCTTAACCCGGACGATCCAAACCTCCCCATCTACAAAGAATTTATAAACCGCTCCCGGCCATACAAAAAGTATGCTGCAGATGTGCCGGCAGAGATCATGGCAGAGCTTACAGAAGCGCCAGTACCCAAGTGGAGGTACTGGTTTTTCACATTCAGGGATAACCTTTCCCTGACAGAAGAAGCTATTGAGAAGAAGATCCGATCAGCTCCACCAGGAACAAAGCTTTATAAGAACAAGATCCAGGGCTTACGAGGTAAGGCGACCGGCTTGATCTTCCCGAACTTTGACCGGAAAAAGCATGTGGTCAGTAAGGCCTGGGTGAAACAGCAGATTGATTCTGGAAAGATAAAGGTTAAAAAGTTCTCAGCTGCCCTGGACACCTCTTATTCCAGTAAAAGCCCGGATACCATTGCAATGATCTATCAGTTGATTACTATGGATCGGAAGGTGATCGTCCTTGATGAAAAGGTATACAGCAATGCGGATCTGTCAGTACCTCTGGCTCCTTCAGACACAGTGATAAAGTTCATGGATTTTCTGGAAAGAAACCGGAAGGAGTGGGGGCTTGCAAAAGATGTATTCATAGACTGCGCGGATCAGGCAACGATAACGGAACTTAAGAAGTATAAGAGGCTTAAAGGCTGCCTGTATAACTTCCATGATTCCTACAAAAAGGTTGAGATTCTGGACCGTATTAACTTCATGCTTGGCTGGATCACACAGGGCTGTTATCTGGTTGTAGAAACCTGCATAGAACACATGGGAGAGTTGGATCGCTATTCATGGAAAGAGGATAAGGATGAACCAGAAGACCGTAACGATCACACAATCAATGCCAGTCAGTATGGGTGGATTCCGTACAGGAATTTAATAGGATTTGAGGAGATAGAGATGAAATGATGGAAATAGGGAGGTGAGAAGAATGCATAAATTGACTATGGATTCTAAGGAAAGTATTTTCCTTGATGGTAAAAAGTTGGATTGTGTAAAAGAGTATGAATTAAAACACTCCGCCGGACAGCCAGCGGAGTTGAAAGTTACACTCGAGGTCACTGTAAACCAAGCTGTTTCTGAATTAGAGAAGAAATGACGCCAGTTGCTATTTCGGCTAATGCATTTAAAGAGGTTGAACCGACTTTTTTAGAAATT